GACCACCACCGGAATCTGTGAGAGCGGGAGTCCACGTTGTTGGAGAAACCAACGGGAGCGCACTATACAACTCCGTAAAGTTGTCGTTCGCTTTGATCCAAGACCCGCGCAACGTATCACCGTTGTTGTCGTTTGCGGTTGATCCGACATTGATGACTTGTTGTGACATATCAATCTTTAGGCAATGCGTACCAACCTTCGGGAAGCGTTATCCGGTTGCTGGAGCGAACAGAAACGCCGTCTGCTCCTTTGACCCATACTTTGGCTTTAACGCTCTCAGCAAGCCTTACCGGCTCACCGTGAGGCACCATAACCACGCGAGAACCACAACCGCAACTAGCGATCAGACTCAGCAATACGATCCAGCAACTTCTTTTTGAGGTCTGGATCTCGTTTTGCGTCTTCAACGGTAGGCGGTGTTTGAACAAAACCAGTCAGCCACTTGAGCAAAGCAGTGACGATCTGTTCGATGAAATTCACTCGGGCTTTTTGTCAGCGTCTTTGGCAGCAATGAGACCAAAGCCAATGGTCACAGCAGCAATGGTCGCAGCAAGATCAATGTTGGTCGTAGGATCACCGTCAAACAATGCTTTAAGCGCACCGCCGACAGCGACGAGGATTGCGCCAACACCGGCAAGAGTAGTTTTCCAGTTCATTTTTTGAAGGTTTTGTAGAGACCGATTGATGCTGCGACAAAGGCTAAAACAGCGGCTCCAAGCTGGAACCACTGAGTTAGCTGAGGAAGGAATGAAACCGCACCAGCAGCGGCAGCGGTCGCCAGAGAGATTCCAACTCCGCTGCTGTTGTTAGTGTCGGTTTGCATTACTCGGATTTAGGTTGAGCAGCGTTGACGATTAGATCGACAAGCGGCAAAGCAACTTTGGCGTTTTGAATGCCTCCAGCTTTGACTGCAATATCGATGAGTTGCAGCAAACCGTTGGCTTGTTCTTGAGTGAGTTTTACGGTGATTTCCATATTAGGCGACGGGAACTTCAGCCACAGCAACGATCTCTGCAACTGGATTCCACGGCAACGGAGGAGCAATCACCGGCGGATTGATCTGATCGTTGATCTGCTGCGTCACGTTCGCCTCGATGGCCGCTTGATCGAGACCATTGCTATAGCACCAACCAAGCACCTGTTCCTGCGTCAGATCCTCGTAAGGCGTGAACTCACCAGTCGGCGGAGCGAACGAGCAGGAGCCGTAGCAAGTGCCGCTGTATTGATCCTGAGTGCCGTTGCAACGCCAATCGGCGGTGATGACGACATCGGTGAGGGAGCCTTCGGTCGGCTTAACGAGAAGGCGTTCGATGATCCAAGAGAGGGTGATCATGGGATTAGGCGAGGGTGATGTTGGCGGTGCGGGTCGTGCCATCAGTTCCACGAACCGAAATGCGGAGGTTGGTGTTGCTGGTCAAGTTAAAGACCATTTGGCTGTTGGCTGCCAGAGTTGGAGCGGTTCCGGTTACGTTTGAGATGACGTTGCCAACGTCATCGAAATACATCCGGTCGGCACTGCTCGTCCGAATCGCAAAGCACTCGTTCGCAGGATTGGAAATTCCGGTGTTCTGATACCAGAAGTTCAAAACTGGGGTTGAGCTGAAACCGCTTGAAACGGGGGCTTGAATATAGACAGCAGACAGAGCAGCGGTAGGCGCAGCAGCTCTAGTAAACAGAGCGCAAGCACCACTAGAATCAATCGCGTGAAATTTTGCTTGCGGACTCCCCCCCACGCACAGCCCCGTGGAGTTGAGGCGCATTATTTCACCACTAGCAATAATCCAGCTCAACGTGTCGTTGGCCGGATTTCCCATTCCGCTGTTCTGATACCAGAAACCGTAGATGGGAACAGTCGAAGAGAATCCAGTCGAAACCGGAGCTTGGATGTAAGCAGACGCAACAGCGGCCGCAGGATCAGTAGTCCTAAGAAACAGACCAGCACTGTTTCCATTGCTTCGAACATCAAGCGGAGCGGCTGGACTTGCCGTACCAATACCCACCCGATTGTTCGTCGAATCAACCTTCAGCGTACTCGTGTCCACCGTCAGATCGCCGGTGATGGTGGCGGAGCCAGCGGTGACGAGTCCGGTGACAGTCAATGCTCCACTCGCGGTTGGCGAGGATGAGAGCAGATTGTTGATGCTGATGCGCTTTGTGCTACCACTCGCTGGAGGTGTTGCCGAAACATCGACAATCGGCAGCATATCCGAAACTGGATCTGCCGCCGTAAGGTTTGTTAGTTCTGAGATTTTTAGGTCTGCCATGTCAGTAAACGGTTAGAATGAATTTTCCTGAGTCTTCTTGTGTTAAAAAGTCTGCGCTTTCTGTGAGTAGCGAATCGTAGGTTCCAAACGAATAGACAAGTTTGTTACCTCCAATGTTTTCTTCTTGGACTAGATACTCTCCGCTCTCACACAGAAGATCTCGGCGCATGATCGGCGGTTCAGGTTCAGCACCAGTGCTGACATGAGTCCTATTGATCGCTATGCCGAGTGAGATCATTAGCTGCGAGCGAGGAAAGCCACAACGCTACCGGATGAAATCTGAAATCCAGTGATGTTACCCACCAGCGGGAAGCCAGCGGGAATAGTCTTGGAAGTCCAAGTGCCAGATATTCCAAATCCAGTGATGCTAGTAAACACCGTTGGCTCAACGGGAATCAAACCAGACCACGCTCCGGTCTGAGCGGCGGTGCTAGTGACCAGCGCGAATCCTTCGCGGCCCATTGAATATTCAGTCGAAATGTCTGCTTGGACGGCCATAAAATTATGTTTGTTAAAAGGGAGGCTGTCAGCGTATCCAACAGCCTCCCCAGTTTTGGTTTGTTAACCCTTACGAATCTTCGGTGCTAAGGCTCCTTGTACCCACAAGATGAGCTTGCCTCCTTCAGGAACAGAAACAGTGTTGAAATTAGTGCGTTGGAGAGTCGCATCAATTTCGGGACCAGCCAGCAATTTAGTTTTGCCGGTCTTGTCCACTGCTATGGTTGTTGCAATACGCATATCCTAAAGGATTAAGCGGTGATCAAAACCTCAGCTTGCGTAGTATCCGCAGCAGCCGCACCAAACATGATATCGTAAGAAGCCATGTGAGCGCGGGTAGAACGGGAATACCACACAGAGAGCAACACAGACAGACCATTGCTCAACTCAACAGTGCGCTGCTCAACGAACTCGCCAGCGATCATTCCAACCGGCAAGCCGCTCGCAATCGCGATAGCGTCCTGACCACAAACGAAGCCAGCAGTGTTAGCGATAGCACCAGTATAATCGTTTTGCTCCAAGATGTTCGCAAAGCCGAAATAGCCGTTGTTCAACGGACCATAACGCGAATCAGGGAACGGATTAGTTCCAGCGGCAGCAGTCAACTGACCGGAGAACATCAAACGGGCCAAGTGTCCACCGTCCAGCAGCAGCAACTTCTGGCGGTAATTCTTAGCCAGAGCCAAGATCGCGGGAAGATCGCTAGAATCAAAGTTGGCAGCAGTACCAATGACAGTACCAGCACCAAACAGCGCGGCAGTCATCTGAGCCGTGACCTTCTTGCTAATACCAAGAGCAAAGATCTCAGCAGAACCCTGAGCCAAGTCGCTGATAGCAAAACCCTGATTCAACTCCTGCTGAGTGACGGTAAAACTCTTGGTGATCTGATTAACAGTCACCGAGGTAGCAGCCAGCGTGGACTGGTTAGCCGCTCCATCTTCAAAGTTGGTAGCGTTATCAACAGTCGCATCACCAGTGGTGAACTTTTTGACCTGAACGGTAGCGCGGGGACGCAAGTTATCCAAGCCAACGTTGCGCGTAAAGCCAGCGATCATCGCGAGCTTAGTGGTAGCAACAGTGATAACCGCATCAGCGAGATAATCGACAACCAAGCCAGCCGCGAACGTGTTGGCGTTCTGAGGAGCGATCATTGCGGACTGACGCAGCAACTCACCATGATTCTCAATGAGGAAACTCTTACGCTCTGCACCAGCGCGGAGAGACTTATGCTTCTCCAGCAGCGGGTTGCCCAAGTTCTGAATCACGGGACGAACCGGATCAGGAGCGGGAGCGGTGGTGTTTGATTTCATCGAAGCCTCCAACGAGGTGAGCTTCGCAAGAATCGCGGACAGATCAACGGGAGCGGCAGGAGCAGCCGCAGCCGTCACAGTAGTAGCAGTATCGGACATATTTGTGTCGGGTTGTTGTGTTGGTTGCGGCGTGGAGTCCACGCCAG